TTATAACCATGTGGTACAGTCCAACAAGCTCTACACTCAGGGCCAAACAAAGATCCTGCGCTGGGTACTTGTGCCATGTTGGGATTACGGTGGGTCATACGCCCTGTGATAGTACCATTAGGATTGACAAAGCCATGAACTCTGCCTGTATCAGCATTGAGTTCTTTGAACCATGAGTTTATCTGTGCGATTCTTTTCTGAAGTGTTAAGAACTCTGAGATAAGAGATGCTTGCGGGATACCTTTAACCCTTGCAAGAATCTTTTCATCTATCTTGGGCTGACCTGTAGGTGTAAATTCTTTAGGCTTCCAGCCAAACTTCTGTAAGTAATCACCTATCTGTAAACGTGAGCCAGGATTGAACTCTTTTATATATACTCTCTCAATACAAGGTTTCTTTTCTTCAGAGAGTTGCAAGTACTCAGCAGGTGTTAGTCTTATATTAGCTCCGAAATTATCTACACCCATCTTAAGCATTAGACCGGCTGGGTTATAGCGAGGATAGATAGTTCTTATATCTTTCTTAGACTTAAAGACCTTATGTACTTCAGCTAGTAGCTCATCAGATCTTTGTAGTAAAGAAGATAAAAGAATACTTGCTCTTTGTTCATCGAAAAGAAAGCCATGCTCTCTCTGTTTATTTATAATTTTATATACATCGTGCTCAAGATCAATAGAATGCCTAGAGAATCCTTTGCTCTCATGCTTTAAGGCATTGTAAACAAGGTAGTTTAAGTAAACATCTTGCTCACAGTACTTCAGCATATCTTTACTATAGTTAGCGTAGTCTTCAAACTCAATTTTAGGTGAGCCTAAAGCATAGCCCCATCTTTCTAAACCATGATTACCTTCTCTTACTGGATTAAAAAGTCTTGATAATACTAGAGTATCAACGAGTATCTTCTCAGATAAATCGATACCAGTAAGGTGTGTGATAGTAGGGATATCAAAGCCAATTATGTTGTGACCAATTAACTTGTCAGCAGTCATTAAATACTCGACTCCTTCTCTAATCTTATCAGGCCCGAAAGATACTTGCTCTTTAGACACAGTATCAAAGGTAGACATGCACCAGATCTTAGTTGCTTTTAAAGAATCTGTTTCTATATCAAACACTAATGATTTCAAAATTCCACCTCAGTTTCTCGGAGTTCACTTAGCCTACCAGTTTCTTTATTATAAAGCAAGCTTGTTGCCATACCTACATCCCCTGTGTATCTAGATTTTAATACTCTCACATTAGTTGTGCTAGATTCTATAGGATCATCTGACTGCTGATTTCTTTCAAGAGCTATAACACAATCAGCACCTTGACTAATAGCATGTGAGCCTCGCAATTGAGAGAGGCTAACTAGTGCTCCTTCTTCATGACCCTTATTACCTTCAGGACGTTTGAGATGACTGACAAGAATAAGACCTACACCCGTTTCAGATACAAGCTTAATCAAGCCATTCATCGCAGCTTCAATAGCTGTTCTCTCAGTATCACCACTGCCACTTATCAACATATGTAGGTGATCAAGAATGATCCATTTACATCCACAACCTTTGATCATATAGCGTAGCTTAGACATTACATCATCAACATCACCGCCGCCAAAATGAGAATGAATCCAAACTCGCTCAGCATTATCACCACCGAATATTTTGTTAGCAGCCATCTCATAATTAAAACTTCCAAACTCTTCACGAATGTCATCAATATGTAATCTCCTATCAGTTTCAATGGATAGAATACCATCTGCTGTACGCTCCCAAGTTTCTTCAAGTGCAATGATACCTACACAATCTGTTGTCTGGGTTAGTAGCCAGTGCTCAAGCTCTCTAGTAATACTAGACTTACCTAAACCTGTACCGCCTGCAAGAACTACAAGCTCTCCTTGCCTTAAGCCTAATAGCTTTTCATTCAGACCTTCCCAAGGATAAGGAATAGATTCTTTCTTCTTACGAACTAGCAGCTCACTAATATTATTGGTGACATTTATAACACCAGCAGGTGTATAAGTACTTGCACTCCACCAAGCTGCTGTAAAAGCTTCATGCTTCTTTTGGCGCAGCATATCATTAGCATCTTTAAAGCCTTCGCCAAAGTTTAATATCTTTGCCTTACCTGGACTTAGCAACTTAGCAACCTCAATAGCTGCCTCACGTCCTGGCTTATCATTATCAAAGGCAATCACAACAGCCTCAAACTTTTCTAAGTACTCTATGTTTCTTTTAATATCTTTAACAGCGCCAGAAGCACCATTCTTTATAGAGACTACAGGCCACTTAGAGCCTAGCAGCTCAAATGCAGCCATCGCATCACACTCACCTTCAGTAAGAGTAATGTATTTGCCGTTTTGAAATAGCTGCTGGCCGAATAAGGAAGGACTTTTAGAGTCTCCTTTCCAAGAGAATAACTTCCCCTGCTCCCTAACTTTATATCCTGCTATCTCATTCAGATTATAATAAGGATAAAAGTGCTTGACGATTTCGCCTTCTCTGTTAGTGAGGGACTTGACGCCATATTTTCTAGCTGTATTAAGTGAGATGCCCCTGTCCTGTAGAGCTAAGAACTCTCCTTCTACATCGTTCATTGAATTGTTTCTGTAGCTTTGAAAGTCTCCTAATTTTTCGATAGTTATATCTCCCTCATACTTTCTAAAATATGTCTTACAACTAAAACACCAAGCAGATCCATCTTCATTTATGGATACTGGATCACTACCACCACAAGCATGGCAAGGTTTATTATGTGCGACAAAAGTCATTCTAATTCTCCAAATAAAAAGGGGGTTTTTACACCCCCGGAAAGTTAAACTTCTTCTTTTAGTAGAGCCTCCTCATCAAGGTTATCATCCATCGTTGTTGTGAATGATTGTTTAGCTCCTAACAAAACATTAATTCGTTTAGTTAAAGAGTCAATCTCTTGTTGGATCTCAACCAAATAGTTGAATGTAATCTTAGCATTATCACTCAACATTTCTACATCGTACATACCATCATCGTTCTTGTAAGTGTACTTACTCATAGTTCATCTAGCTCCTCATCGTCCATCTCAACATCGAACTCTTCACCATCACCCCTAGCAAAACTAACAAGATTGATAACTTGTACAGCTTGAAGATCAAGACCTTTGTAAACCTCTCCTTGTCGTGTTACTTCCCATTCCTTGTACTGAACCTTTACTGTCGAACCATTACCTACTTGACAGTTCAGCTCATTCTTAGAACGATCTAAAAGCAGGGGTGCTTTACGAACCATTCCATTAGGGCCATTAACCTTTCGTTTAATAACGATGGTCGGGCCTTCTTCTTTATCTTTAACTGTGTATCCTTTACTGCGGAAGCTATTTGCTGTCTCCTTATCGAGTACAACATTGATACTATATACTGGTTCGTATGTAGTGTTAGGTGATTTAATACTTGCCCAGTATGCAACGCCTTCTAGAATAGCCATAAAATATAACTCCATTGTTGTTTTGAAATTGTATAATAATTCTTGTATTTATAGTTGTCAAGCATTTTTAAGTATCTAAATCATTACCACTCTCCTAGATAATTTATAAAGTTAGGGATAATATTTATTATATCATCTTGTGTAGCAGTCAAGGGTAGTCTCTCTTTTGCAAAGACTATGAATCTTTCCTTGATCTTTTCGCTAGGCTGGCTTGTGCCTAAGCTCATGGCAAAAGCATAAGCCCAAGAGTCTTCGATAAGATCTTCCATTAAATCACCATCCTTTTATTTAGACCAGCCTATATTATAACAGGCTTAGTTTCTTTTTACAACAGGGAAGCTGTCTAAAGGATCTTCCTTAAAAAACTTACCCCATAGTGCAGGCTCATCTCTAACTGCTGATTGCTGCAAGACACTTAACCTTGCTTCAAGTATTCGTATCTTATCAGTAAGCTGTATCTTTTCTATCACATCTTCTATGATCTTACTCATCTACTGTGTTGTCCTGTATAAGTTTAAAGTCATCTCCAAAACAAAACACCTTCAGAGTCTCACCATCTTTATCAGTGATAGTAATGTCCCAGCTAGTATGATTAGAACCATTTACTCCTTCAACACACTTAAGAATCTTTATTGTTTTGGTATCATGTATAAAAATATTATTGCTTATAGACATAACGCTCTCCAAGAATGTGTGATTGTTTCTTTCTCATCTAAAGCTTTCTTAATTAACAAGGCAACCTCTTGTGTTTCAAGCTGGGCTGTACTATGTGTCCTTTGCTTAACAATACGGGCGAAGGCTACAAGGCTACCTGTCCAGTACCACTCTGTCATCATCGACTGTGGCAGAAGCATACGAGCTTGCTCCATACAGACACCCGAAGCTATAGCGTCTTCGTACTCAGCTAAGGCCAACTGTGTGGAGTTCATACTTTTTTCTATCCTCGAACCCCAACGTTCCCAACCGCTTGATTCGTCACTGCTACCCTGCTTCACATTATCAGCAGCCTTCCGCCAGATCTTTGGCTCATAGAACTCAATGTCTGTATCGACATAGCGCCTGCTAACCTCGTTCCATGTCAACCCTACTTGATGTTTAACCAGTTGTCTAGCCACGAAGATAGGTGCCTTCATTCTAAACTGTAAGATGACATGGGCAAAGGGCGACCAGTGTCCATGCTTAGCTAGAAAAGAAATCAATCGCTCATCCTTTCTATTTAACTCCTTGCTGTGGCTGTTGAAGCTAACCCTCGCTGCATTAACTACAGTAAGATCACCTCCCATACTGTTGACTAGTCTAGCCTGCATGTCAATCATTCCCATCTCCCATGCTCAGCAAGCTCATCTCTTAGCATCTTAACTTCTTCTGCAAGCTCAAGGGCAACCTTCCATAGTCCTAGTATGTGAAGCTCCCCTTCATCGCCCCAGTAGGTATCGTGCTTACCTACACCCGCAGCAACCTCTTCGCTGTCATTGTATAATGATACTTGATCTAAAATATCAGAGTTATTCATGCTGTCACCTCTAAGTTTATTTTCTTATTCCAAAGCTGCCTTGCTAAGGCAATACCAGGCACACGATTCTCAAGCCTCTGTCTTGCATCATTACTCAGCGTACCTTTACTTCTCGTAAGTCCTGACTTGGCTAGATACCTTGCAGCCTTAAGCCTGTTCGCACTGATATTGCCACACACTGTACCACAGTTCTTATTAGCTCCACTACGTGCTTGGAACTCAACACCACATTCTTGGCACACTTTAATTATCATGGTCTATACTCCCATTATACTTCCATAAGTTTCAGATACTATAATTCCTAAAAGAAAAGCTATCAATGACATTATTATAGTGGTACGATCACTATATAATATATCTTTAAGATCAATGTATATATTATATACTTCTCTTTTAATATTATCTATAAGTGTTTTAAACATTTCTAATTTTCTCCATAGTTATCATAGTTTCTTTAACTTGCTCTGCTCTTTTATAAGAGATAGCAGCTATATTATCAGATGTCTTATGAGTTGATGATGGTGCATGTGTTGACCAATCAGTCATAGTATTATACAAAGCCCACTTATTTTTACCAAGGACTTTAGAATAATGAGTATCCCAAGCCTTAAACATATAAGTCAATGCACTATTATTATATATATGTGGCTGTGTAAGCAGCTCACCTACACCAGCATTAGGAAACTCTTTAAGGTAAGAGAATACAAAC